CTTGGACGAATCGAGGAAGCTCAATGCCCTTATTCTGCGCATTTTTCACTACCGTTTGCCCCACAAAGGTTATATGCTTGCTGTCCTCAACCTCAGCATCTTTACGGCTTATAGCAACATCCAATGCGTGTAATTCCGTTAAGGCGTTTGCAAATACGGATAGCCCCAACGGCGAGGTTGTATCTATCGTGTTTGAACCGGGAATGCGGAAGTATCCAAATAATGGTTTTTGCAAATTTGCAATATGTGTTTCTTCTTGCATATCCGCCCACTCTTCAATATCGGTTAAAGGCACGGAAGTTCCGAGCATATAATGCCCGTCCGCTGAATTGATTTGATTGCGAAAAGCCTTATTCGTGACAATATACACGTCGTTTTTAAATCTGTGATATTCGAGTCTTGTATAATGTGCCCGTCCTTGCGTGGCGTGCGAAGCAAAAATCGCTCCTGTTATTTTTCCGTTGTTGTCTTTTGCCGTTATGCCGAAGCTACCGGGAAGGACAAAATCCCAACTCTTGCCATTCCACTTAATCATCATACCACCTAAACGGCAAGCGTCTGTAAGCCTATCGGGCAAGTATTTTAAAAGCTCGTCGGCGGCGGTCTGTATATAGTCCGCGCGAGGCGAACCAGACACTGCTATGCCAATATCAAGAGCAATAAGTTTTGCCCTTGTATCCGCGATATGCTTTGCCATATTGATTGTGTGAATATCGTCTGAACCATTTGCCCAAGGAGGTCTGCCTTTTGAAATGCTATCCCACAAAATTATTGCATTATTCATTTCTTCGGATGCGATAAGCTCAACATTAAATATTTTGCTAACATCAGCACTATGTAAAAACAAACTCTGTAACCTCCTTATCAGTCGTGTGAAAAAATTCATATCGTATCACTGCCTTTAAACTATCCATTTTAATTCGTTACGTAATGCCGTGCGACAAAAATACCTAATTTGATCCATGCTGTGGTCATTATCTTTAATTACGGCGTCCTCAGTTTTTTTATTGTCCCAAGAATAGGTTTCAAATTCGTCAAACGTGTTTTTACAACACGTTGCAAAATATAAACACCCTGCATTCAAAAACTTCGTAACATCCTGTATGCCGTTCAAAACGTCGTTATCTGCTTTCACTACCGCCCACTTACCGTATTTTTGAATTGTTTCAATCATGGACGAAGCGGAGGGGTCTATGATTATGTACTCAATCGGATAGTCACCGATTAAATCACAAAGCATTTTATAATACGCTTCGTTGTCGACGCGATTATTGCTACCGCCCCGATAATACAGTTCCCGAAACATTATAGCTTCGTGTTCTGCGGGGTCATAATCGTATAGCCCTGCGACAAACGGATTTACTGTGCCATAATCGATGGAAACGTAATACCTATGTCGGAGTCTGCAAAATTCGGCGTAACGTATAACGTGTTTTTCTCTGTTAAACATGGGATAAACAAGCCCCTCAGCTTTTATCCACAAACCTAAAATATAACGGCGATAAAACACGCCCGAGTACATATTTTCATAGCGTTGACGGATTTTATCCGACAAGCTATTATTATCCTTCATTGTAAAATGAAGATATAACACATTACGTTTTGTCGCTTTTTTAATCCATTCAGTATAAAACCAATGCGCGGGATTTTCGGGGTTGCAATTAAACCAAAATTTAGAACCTTCAACACTACAACGCCCCATTGCCTGCTCTACGAACGACCGAGGCATAAGAGCAACTTCATCAAAAAGCACACCCGCAAGCGTAATTCCTTGTATTAAAGTGTAGCTTGATTCGTCTTTACCGCCGAACATATAATAGTAGTTCGTCTTGCCGTTCGCTGTCCGTATTATCAACTTGTTTTCGCTGCGGCGTTCGGTTATAGAGAAAAGCCCTTCAAGCCATTTCGGCATTTGCGTTATCACGTTACGCCGAAGCGATTCGATAGTCTTGCCGCATATAGCAAAGCTCTGTTCGTAAAACTGTCCCATAGACCAGAGAATAAAGCCATCAGTCATTGAAACAGTTTTCCCCGAACGAATAGAACCGTCACAGATTATTCCGTCATAGTCCTTAAATTTAGGTCTATTCCACCACGTCAGAGTTAGGTTCTGCCGCTTGCTGAATTTCTGGTAAATCATCTGTTTCTATATCCTCCTTCGTGCTATCGATAATAGAATCAAGAAGGTTATTTTCTTTTACGGGTTCCACCACTCCCGCCTCACCGATAATTTCAAGATACATCTGTATTGCGTATGTATTGCCCGCTTGCGCTGCGCGCATAAGGGCATCGGCTATAAGCATTTTTTGGGTTAAAAAGTCTGAGGGAAGCCCCAATCTTTCCAAACGTTTTCTTTTTCTGGAGTCCGTTATGGGTAAGCCGGAGTAAACCTCTACAAGATCTTGCATAAGCTGTTTCTGCTTTCGCTTCTCTTGCGCCGCCTTTCCCCCGGCAGAACGTATAGCATGAGCATCCTCTTCAGGCCTTTGCGTTAATGGAATTAAATGCTTGTCCTGCGGTCTACTCATACGATACCTCCTTTATAACTTTTTAAACACATATCCCCCTTACTTTTTATAGGTGTAAGTATAGCCGTATTTTTTTGATTTGCTTTAAGCCATTTATCTACGGCATCGTTATAGTCTTTACCGCTTATCGTCGCGTTATTGAGAGCTTTTACAAGCCTCGAGGAATTAAAGTTTTTCGCCTTTACAAACGAATAAGTTCCTGCGTATTTTGCCGTAGTCGAATCACGCCCTGTTGTAGAACTTACCGCGACAATTCCTTTTCGCGATCCCAAAGCCGTATTCACAATATCCTCTTTTGAGAACGTGGGCCAACCATCCTTCGGGTGGTTGTGAATAGCTATTTGCGTTGCTGTTCCTGTCAACCCGGAAATGCTGCTTGCGTTGCCGTGTCTGTAAGTATGTACATAGCCCATTTCGTCTACGACTATTCCGTGCTCTTTACCTGCTGCGGCATGCGTGTTTATAAATGCTTGCAATGCCCCTTCGTAAGAGTTATGCACACCAGTTTTTACATTCATACGCGCCGGAAAATCCGAAGTTGAATTGTCGTCTGCATTTCCACCCATCGCCGAGGGCCACTTACCGGAAAATGCCGAACCAGAATCACTGCCGCGCCCGCCTTTATCACTTGGGAAAACAATAGCCTTCCAAGATGCAACGAGGCATTCAATAGTTTTTCCGTTAATCTTATAATCTAAGGCGTCATCTAAATTTTTAAATTTTACAGTTTCCCCTGTTTTGAGGTTGTACAAATGCAATGGATGTCTAAACAACACATACTCCGCATCGAGAAAACAGCCATTTATCTTTTTGAATTCATGTTTAAAAATATCTAATTGCATAATAAACTTCCATATTTTTTTGCATAAAAAAACCGTCGACTGCTAACAATCAACGGTTTAAAGTTCTATTTAACCACCATTGCGTTATTTAATACTTGTGCCCTGTTTAGTTCTCAAATCGCACGCCCAAAAAACATAAAAAATTCAATAAAAACAGGGCGCATTTCTGCACCCTGCGGAACACCGGGATTTGAACCCGGAAAATACTTTTTACAAAGTCGTTTTACCAGACTTAAACTATATTCCGATTTTGTTATGCCATAACTTATACACTTTGTCGAGTAGAATTTTATCTTTGTCGTTAAGCGGCTCGTGCCGAGATTTGCCGTCTTCGGCATGATAATATCCATTGTGTACGTGCCATTCACCAGAAAGTTTATCGCGTTCTATAACATGATTTCGCCTATTGTTTTTATCAAAAGCTATTATACGCAATAAATCTTTTCCACCAACTTCAACGTAAATACGTCCTTCAGTCATTGTTTCCAAAAGTGATTCAGAAACGCGGTTGTTTTTACGTACAAACTTAATATTTCCGTTTTCTAAAACAGTATGATACTGACTACCGTATTTATTGTTCTTAGCAGACATACCGCTCGAAGCACCTCTGCCACCCATTATAGCACGTTTAACTCCGTTGTGCAACAATTTTTGCACGATTTCACACGATTTTTTATTTCATTTTGAAACGGTAAAAGTTCAAAGATATTGCCGCCGCACCCTTCGGGGACTTTGCCGTAAAAGTAAATAAGCGATGGATTCAAGCGACTTAGCATTTCATTATAGCCCGCTATAAACAATACCTTGCTTTCCCTGCTAATCTGTGTACCCACCGAAGATACAGCGACCACCGAGTGCTCCGGTTCACCGTCAAAGCACCATTCAAAACTTGCTTCATCACTCCAAGAAATCGTGGGTATTACGGTTATACCGTTTTGCTGCCAATAAGCTCCAAGCCAATGCTTCCGATAGTGGTTAAAAATCTGCACTGCTTTCGGAAAATCGGTATAAGTTGAAAAATCCGGCGAACACACGCATTTAAACCCTTTCAGTATTTCAAGGTATGCATCGGGCATACTCCAAAGCCTTGTGAATTGATAGTCATCCACAAAAAAGTGC